ATTACAAATTGATGTTAATAATGCTGAAATTTTAATACTTCATCATGGTAAAATTGTTGATGAAGAACTTGCTAAAATAAAACCAATTTCAGAAAGTATTATTGCAGAAGATAAAACTTATGAAAATGGTACAAGTTAGGAATTAAAATGTCTATAAATGATGATGTATATTCAAGAATGCTGAAACACCGTGCATTATTGACTCTTTACGAAAAGAGATTGGATACTGAAATTGATAAAATTTTAGCGTCACACAAAATAAGGTTACAACGAATTGTAGCATTATCTGGTACAGCAAATATAAATGCTTTGACTAGAAAATTAAATACTGAAATTCGTTTAACTTATAAAAAAATATATAAAGATGGTATTAGTGAATTAAATAAACTAGTTGGAGTTAGTGCTAGATTTTATAAAAGTATATTTGCTAGATCTTTAAATAATATTTATAAAGCTAAAGGTGTAAAAGATACTTTAAAAATTAATGATTTGATTATAAAATCCAATGGAACATATAGTCAACAATTAGCATCAATAAGTATTTTAGAACAAAGAAAAATAAAAGGTATAGTCAAAAATGGAATGACTCAAAATAAAGCTATGATAAATATAGCTCAAGATGTAGGTAAAAGCGGATTAGCTGCTTCTACTGTACAATTAAAAACATTAACAAGAACTGCAATAACTGAAACATCTAATTTTGTATCAAATACAACATATAAATTAAATGACGATGTTGTTCAAGGTTACCAATATGTGGCTACCTTGGATAGTAGAACTAGTTTAATTTGTGGAAGATTAGATGGTAAAGTTTATTCATTAAGTAATAAAAATGCACCACAACCACCACAACATTTTAATTGTAGATCAACAACTATACCTGTAATAAAAAGTGCTAATCAATTATTAAATACAAATAATAATAGATTACAAAAACGAAAAATTGCTGGATTATCTGATAGTCGTCGTGCCTCTATCAATGGTCAAGTACCAGGTAAAACAACTTATCCGGAATGGTTATCAAGCCAACCGAATGAAGTTAAACTGGCTGTATTAGGAAACCAAAAAAGAGTTACTTTATTTAATTCTGGAAAAGTTAAATTTTCTCAATTTTCTAATAAAGATGGTAAATTAATTTCGTTAAAACAATTAGAAGAATTATCAAATTAATCTTTTGTTTTAAATTAAAATATAACTAAGGCCGTGTCCAAAGGAAACATAATGTCAGAAAACATTGAAAATAATACTCAAGTAAAAGAAGAAAAAGTAAATGAAACTAAACAACCAGATATAAAACAAATGGTTGATGATGAAGTTTCAAAAGCTATATCTAATATTAAAGTAAATTTAGATAATGCATATAAAGAAAGAGATGAAGCTTTAGGTCAAATTGAAAAAATTAAAGTAGAGAAAAGACAAGCTGAAATTTCTAGCCTTGAACAACAAGGTAAACATTCTGAAGCTATGCAAATAAAACTAAATGAAGTTAATGCTAAACTTGAGGCATATGAACAAAAGAACACAGAATTGAGCAGAGATAATGCCGTGCGTACTCAGCTTAATGCTTTAAACTTTAAATCAGAAAAAGCCGCTAATATGGCCTATTCAGATATTGTAAAAAGTTTAAAAAAAGACGCTTTAGGAAATTGGGTGAATGAAAACGGAATTAGTATTAATGAGACTGTGTCAAATTATTCTAAGGACGATAATAATTCATTTTTATTTTCTGTTAAAGCGAATATGGGAACTGGAATAACTCCAGCCAAACCAAGTACAGGAATTAATCCTGTTACATCTATAAAAGATATGTCATCTGATGAAATGCTTAATGCTATTAGCAAAGGGCAAATTAAAGTTGACGGAGATTGGTCTGATTAAGACTATCTTTTATAATAATAACCGCACAAATGTGCATTAAATAATAAAAGGAAAATAAAACAATGGCTGTAACAAGTTCAAATTTTAATAACATTGCAAGAGCAATTTCTGCTTACGAACAAGCGGGAAGAGCTGATGCTGCGTTATTAACATCGACTGCTTTGGTTGGTTCTGACGCAAGAATCAATGATTCAGGAGAAAATTACACTGGTACGTTAAGATGGTTAGATTTTAGTGATCCAACTACTTTTCATAAACAGGACGAAACTGCTGGAAATACAAATCTAAATGAAATGGCAGTATCAAACAAATCAGCAGTATATATCAAAAATATTGATCATATCGCTGCACAAGAAATGTCAGTTCAGAAATTAATTTCAAAAGTTGACGGTTTAGCATATTTAGGATCTCAATTTGCTTCAGTTAGAGCAAGAAGAGAAGATCTACAATTAAGATCTATTCTTAATGGTGTTGCTGATAAAATCTTTGGTGCAACTGCAATTGGAACATCTGATGCTCCTACTAAAGTTGGTACTTTTGGTTTTTACACTGGTTCAAATGCTAGTGATGTGCCAAATCCGTTATTTGCTAACTCTACTGGTGCTAGTCAATCAAGAAGTACTTTCTTTGACACACTATTAGATGCTATTACTGAAATTAAAGGTGAATTTGAAGAGCCTTTCTATTATTTAGTAGTAACTACTGAAACTTACAACATTATGAGAAAAGAAAACGTTCTTGATGTTGCTCCAGTTGTAGACGGTAATTTCAATTTCTCTACTATTTTAGGTGGAAAAATTAGACTTATTATCAACAACCAATCATTAACTGCTAACTTACCTGCAACTATTAAAGTTTCTTTCTTAGCTAAAGCAGGTGCTGTTCATTATAGCGATATTGCACAAGTTAATCCTACTGCAATTGAAAGAAATGAACTAGCCGGTAATGGTGGTGGATTAGTAACTGTGTTATCTAGATGGGGCAATATTATGCATCCAAAAGGATTCTCATGGGCTGGAAGTGCAACTGCATATCCTGCAAATGCTGATCTTGCAACTGCTGCAGGTTGGACAGTACATGCTACTAACGTTAACCAAATTGGTTTATTCCCAATTTATCACGGTTAATATTATAACTATTAGATACGGAGAAAAATAATGGCTTTACAAAAAGGAATCAATTCATTTGTAACTATAACAGAAGCAGAAAGTTATTTCTATGATAGACTTAACCAAAGTTCTTGGGATAGTGCAACAGATGAAACTGTTGAACGAGCTTTAGTAACAGCCACAGGAATTCTCGATGACTTGGATTGGGGTGGTGAAGCTGTGCCAACTACCTCATACCCTTTATCATGGCCTAGAGATATTACCTACTGGGATAGTAAATCCGGTGGATATGAAACTTTAGAAGATGATAGAAGTACAACAAGTTATGGAACTTTTCCTGAAGATATCAAAAAAGCGACCTATGAACTTGCTTTGCATCTGATCAAAAATATGAGCACAATAGAAGACCAATCATCTGGTTCACCTAGATTGAAAGATTTATCTGTTGGCTCTGTTTCTTTAACTTTTGATTTAGGATCTGGATTAAGTAATTTTAAACAATTACCTGATCAAATTCAAAAATTAATTGCTAAATATGAAGATCCAGCTGCTATGAGCACAAATAGGGGAGTTAAAGTTAGTGGAGGTGCCTAATGGGTTATCATAAACTAATTCAAGATAATGTAAAAATGGCATTTAATACTATAGGTGATATAGCAGAAGATATAACATTTACAAATAATAAAGTAGATGGTTATAATTTTGCTACACAATCTATTAGTGAAAATACTGATGCACCAATTACTGTTAAAGCTGTAATTGAAAGTCAATATAGAACTAATGATGATAAGCCTAGGTTAGAATGTAAAATAATGATCGACTCAGCTAATTTAGATTCTAAAAATATCGATAATTACGACATTGTTGTACTTAGAGGTAAAAATTGGAAAATAAATAGTTTTGAAGATAATAATTATGTTATCAATTTAATTGTTGGAAGGGAATCATAATGGCTACAATATCTCAATTATTAACAGCTGTTGAAGGTTTATTCGCTTCTACCGCTTGGACATCTAATAATATAAAAGCTTTTCCTGCGAATTATCAAGGGGAAATAGATGCTGATGAATGGATACGGGTTTCTGTATTACCATTTTCTTCAGAATTAGCTTTTAAAGATGTAATAGCAAATGGTCAAATTGTATGTCAAATATTTGTTCCCAGTGGACAAGGTAT